ACATCTATCTTACTACATTACTACACATTATCAAGTCTTTTTTTCACTTTCATTCTGTTTGCTAAAACCCACTGGCCTCCTTGTGATTCTGGTCTATCATACAATTGATAGTCTTCAATCTCTACCTCTATCCATACCCTACCTTTGGTTGACAGATGAGGTGCCTCAGGTTTGAGGGTACAATGCCACCCTTGTCTCACTGCAAAGCACTTGGTTGGGTGACACTCACTCTCCATCCACTCACCTATAAGCATGGGTTTAGTTTTGTTTATGAACAGTGGTTTGATGTCTCCATTCTTCATAAGTCTAACTAACTTATAAGCTTTCATTCTACTACCCTCCCCCATTCTTCTGGCGTGATTCCTGTCATTATAAACTCTCGTTCGTCTGGTGTCAACATTGGGAATACATTTTGTATCAGCTCCCCATTATGCCACTCATAGAGTTTATCTTCAAACTCTTGTTTGTCCATGTCGAATGGCATCTCATTCCATCGACCTGTAAGTACTGATGTTTTTCTAAATGTTATCATTGTTCTCTACCTCTTATATTAGTGCCATAAGTATACAATATTCTTTACTTCTTTATTCCAACACTTTCTACAGTCCTGACATTTACCTTCAGTTTCAAAACTTCTACACGTTGCTGATGCTTTCTGAGTGGTGACTGTTGCGGTTCCATGCTCTGTTGTTGGTGCTGGCCCATCTACCATTGCAGCGCTTAATCTTATTGTAAGGTTATCTGGTACAAGATCAAGTGAATTTATTAATTTCTTTTCTTTAGTTGGCAGCCAGAAGTTTATATGTGGTAGTTTATTAGCGATCTCTACTATAGCATTCAAATGATTAGTTGATTGTAAATCACCGCTATCATGCCAACGGAAATAGCCATTGCCCTTGTTTTTCTTTTCTATCAACTCAACCATAGAATCAATCCATTCTTTTGACGCAAGATTCGCCTCTCTTCTATTCCATGCTTTTTCCATGGTAGTACTATAGCGTTTATAATTACCCTTGCAAGCATAACAATCGTTACAAGTGGAACCTTTAATTTGTGCAAGCTTCTGGCCTACCTTGCAATTCATAGGATTGATACTATAACTATGGCATGGCATCTTACTCGGTTTACTTAAGGTGCCTGTAACTGACTCAAGTTTTACTAATGTGGCCATTGTTCTATCCTCTTCTGTTGTGTTGATTTAGGTTACTCTATCAAAACCCCTGCAATATTTCAAGGGTTTTTGTAGAATATTCTATTTACGTGTTTTAACTACTTTGACTACTTCGATAATCCTGTGTTTTCTCCCATTAGTCCAGTCACATACCTCACCGTTGTGCAATGCGAATGCGTGGTTAGAAGTTATACAGATATAATATCCTTTTGGGTATCTCTTACCTATGGTCTTCGGTGTATACTTACTGCCATTGGGCTGTAACGGTATAATGTATTCTATAGCATACCCTTGCTGTTTCATCAAATAGACGGCACTCAGCCAATTGGTGCCTTCCCTCTTTTTTCTGCCTGCCTTTTGTGCTATTAAGTGAGCCTCATTGTATGTCATACGTCCAGCTATAGCCATGGCCTTCACCATACAATCGTTAGACTCGCCTATGCGCTTGCTAGTGTTGCACAGTCTCTCGAATTTTGCTAGTGACATAGTCTTATACCTCCCTCTTGATTTTTGCTGTAATATCCTCAAATCCCCAATGGGCTGATACTATCTCAAGCCCTCCTCTTGGGCCAATGGCTACTACAGCCCTCTTATCATTTAGTACGCTATCTTTATTGACGATTACGACCATGTATATGCGACCATATGGCCCCTCGTTTACGTTACGAAGATGCGGCTTGTCTCCATACTGGCTAATAGGATCGAGTGCTTTGTGTACTCTCTCGATGGCTTTTACTTGAGACTTCTTAAGTGTTATCATTTTGATACTCCCTCATTTGTTGCGTTGTTGATGCTATATATATTGCAGGTAATGTGCCAAACATGCTCAACACTATGAAATTATTTAAATCTCTCAAAGTATCAGTCACTTAGGGGCACAGAATTGATAATTTATAGCGACATAAAATAACTAATAATAACCCAAAATGCACAATAACGGTGCATAAAAACCAATAGAATCTGTGGATAAATAAGAATAAACTAAGTAAAACATAGGGTTACAAGTGCACCACGATAGTGCACTCATGCACTACATTGGTGCAGCCTTTGTTCTCCAATGGTTCTCTATAGTTACTCAAGTGTTCTATTGAATACTATAGTGGACTCAAGAGCACTCAAGTGTTCTATTGAATACTATAGACAAGCAAAAGATGTGCCAAATATCCACAATCATCTACTCTCTTGTTCTCCTCTTGTACTCTCAAGTAACTCTCAAGTATTCTATTGAATACTCAAGTTAGTCTCTCAAGAACTCTATTGAATACTTGAGAACTCACCTACTAGGTATTCAAGTGTTCTATTGAATCACTGAAGAATAACATCCTTTACCTTAAGAAGACTAGGGGAGGGACCCAAGGAGAGGTATGGATTTCAGGGGTGTAGTTCATTAGTACATGAGAAGAGATTTCAAAGGTAGTCTTAAGTAGTCATAAGTAACACATAAGTAGTCTTTAGTAGTCTTAAGTAGTCAATAGCTTACGCTTTAACAACTAAAAGTATCCCATAGTATACAAAAGACAGTTATGAGAAACATAAAAATAATTAGATATTTACAAGACCAAAGGTAGAAATTTAGTATTCTGAAGGGTTGACAAATCAGATTGGCGGGAAAAGAGAACTAAAGAACACATTAGGGGTTGACTTTTGGTTAAAAATATGTTATAATATAGAGTATATACAAAAGGAACTTAAGACAGGAACACTTATCCAGCTTTAAGATTACTTTTATAGATATACAAAAACTCTCTAAATAATACTTTAAGTAAGTACTTAGATAGATACTTTAAGAATTTACTTTATATATTTACTTTCTAACCTTCTTTAACTACTTTAAGAATTTTCATACTTACTTCTTACGAAGCTTTACATGAGAACACTTAAGTATACTTAAGAAGATAATTAGGATGATTATGTCAGATAAAGAACCTGAACCTATAAAAAAGGAACGAAGAGGTAACCCTAACTTCTATAAAGGGATGCCTAGTGTCAACCCAGAAGGCAGACCTAAGGGTAGTCTTAATAAGTATACTAAACTTAGTAGAGAGTTGATGTCAGCCAAAGGGCCAGAGATTGTCCAAAAGGTTATTGACATGGCCTTGGAAGGTGATAGACACTGTCTTAAGATGTGTATGGATAGAATTATTCCTACCTCTAAAGCAGTAGAGATTAATCACAATATGGGTGAAGATGGCGGTATTAATATCATTGTCCAAGGTGTAGCTGAAGTAGAGAGAAAAGAAAAAGAAGAACAAAGAGTCATCGAAGGTCAGGTGATGAATAGGTTGGAAGAACCTAATGGCTGATATTAATGTCAGCTTACATGATGCTCAACTACAAATCTTTAACTCAGAAGCTAGATTCAAAGTAGCCTCATGTGGTCGAAGGTTTGGTAAGTCTTACCTTGCTGCATGGATGCTACTCATTGAAGCTTTGCAGTCAGAAGATAAAGATGTCTTCTATATTGCACCTACCTTCCAACAAGCTAAAGATATTATGTGGGGTGTTCTTAAGGACTTAGGTAAAGACCTAATTAAGAATGCACATGAAAACACAGCTACCTTAACCCTAATCAATGATCGTAAGATCTACTTAAAAGGTTCTGATAGACCAGATACTTTACGTGGTGTAGGTCTTAAGTTTGTAGTATTTGATGAGTATGCTTCTATGAAAGAAGAAGTATGGCAGCTTATCATTAGACCTACATTGGCTGATGTTAAAGGTAAAGCCTTATTCATTGGTACCCCAGCTGGTAAGAATCACTTCTATAAGCTCTATGCTGAAGCACTAGACTTAGATGGTTGGGATGCTTTCCAATTCAACTCTACAGATAATCCTCTACTAGACCCAGAGGAAATCAAAGCAGCTAGAAATACAATGTCTACTCAAGCTTTCAGACAAGAGTTTGAAGCTTCCTTTGAGACATTCACTGGTGGTATCTTCAAAGAAGAGTGGGTTAAATACGTAGAAGATGACAAAGACTTTAAAGAAGGAACAGTAGGGTCTTATGTCATTGCAGTAGATCCAGCAGGATTTGAAGAGGCTTCTAAAGATAGAGGTCTTAAGTCTTCTAAACTAGATGAGACAGCCATTAGTGTTGTCAAGATAGTAGGTGATGAGTGGTTAGTAAAAGACATCTACCACGGAAGATGGGGGATTAAAGAGACAGCCTCAAGAATCCTTAACGCTGCTATAGACTCTGAAGCAACTACTGTAGGTATTGAGAGTGGAGCATTGAAGAATGCTATCATACCATACCTTGAAGATGAGATGAGGACTAAAGGCAGATGGGTAAACATTACTGATGTATCCCATGGTGGTAAAAAGAAAACTGATAGAATCACTTGGTCGCTTCAAGGTAGACTTGAGCATGGTAAAATCAAACTTAGAAAGGCAGATTGGAATGAGCATTTCATTAGCCAGCTTCTTGATTTTCCTAGCCCTCTATCCCATGATGATCTTATTGATTCTCTGGCATATATCGACCAAGTAAGTGTAGCAGACTACGCTGGTAGTATTGAACTAGATGAATATGAACCTTTCGATGAATTCTCAGGATACTAAAGAACTATGAGTGATGATCTTATCTACAATGACCCTATGAAACCCTTGCTTAATTGGGTAATGGGTCGTGTCGAGCAGTGGGAACAGCATCGGAATTCCAATTATCTTACTAAGTGGGATGAATATTATCGCTTGTGGCGTGGGATCTGGAAGGATTCTGATAAAACTAGAGATAGTGAGCGTTCAAAGCTAATCTCCCCTGCTACACAACAGGCTATTGAGGCTACTGTCAGTGAACTTGAAGAGGCTACTTTTGGTAGGGGCAAGTGGTTTGACATTAGTGATGACATCTTAGACCAAGATAAGTCAGATGCAGAGTATATTCGTAACTTATTGCAGGAAGATTTGGAGAAAGAGAAGGTAAAAGATGCTATTGCAGAGTGTATGCTCAATGCAGCTATCTATGGTACAGGTATTGGTAAGATTATTGTCGAAGAAAAGACAGAAACTGTACCAATGGAGCAGCCAGTAGCAGGCACTCTTACCACTATTAGAGGAACACAAGAGATTCCTTACGTCTGTGTCAAGGTAGAACCTGTATCTCCTAAAGAATTTGTAATTGACCCTACAGCTACCACCATTGATGAAGCCTTGGGGTGTGCTCAAGTAGTCATTAAACCTAAATACCAGATCACTCAAGGCATGGAGGAAGGAATCTATGAAGACAAGCCAATTGGATCGTTTGATAAAGCAGATTTTGGATTCGATGAGGAAGAATCTACAGTCAATAACGAAGATGACAAGGTTAAAATCATTGAGTATTGGGGCTTAATACCCAGTAAATTCCTCAAAGCTAATGTCTCTGAGGTTGAAGAGTTTGATTATGAAGATGATGGTCTAGTAGAGGCTGTTGTCACCATTGCTAATGACAGTGTTGTACTACGTGCGGTAGAAAACCCATTCATGATGAAGGATCGTCCCTTCGTTGCCTACCAGCACGACAGAGTACCTAGTAAGTTTTGGGGTCGGGGTATTGCAGAGAAAGGCTTTAACCCTCAGAAGGCGTTGGATGCGGAGCTTCGTGCGCGTATGGACGCACTGGCATTAACTACTCATCCAATGATGGGACTAGATGCCACTAGATTGCCTAGAGGAGCTAAGTTCCAAGTAGCAGCAGGTAAGACGGTACTCACGAATGGAGATCCGCGTAGTGTTTTAATGCCTCTGAACTTCGGTAATATCGCCAACTCCACCTTTACACAGTCATCAGAGCTTGAGCGCATGGTACAGATGGGTACTGGCGCTATGGACTCTGCCAATAGCAACTTTAGTAACCCTAGGAACTCTACTGCCTCTGGTATGTCAATGCTTCAAGCTGCTTCAATCAAGCGACAGAAGCGTACCATGATGAATTTCCAAGAGACATTCCAGAATCCTATGATAGAAAAAGTTATCTGGCGTAAGATTCAGTTTGACCCACAGCGTTACCCTGTTGTAGACTATAAGTTTGTACCTTACAGTACTATGGGTATCATGGCTAAGGAACTTGAGATGACTCAAATGATTCAGCTCCTTAGTATGACCCCTCAAGGTACCCCTGCTTTCTTTGTACTGCTCTCAACTATTATGGAAAGCACTTCCTTGAACAATAGAGCAGAGATTGTAGCAGCTATCCAGCAGATGATGCAGCCTAATCCTCTACAGCAGCAAGCACAACAGCTTGAGCTACAGGAGAAGATGCTTGAGCTTGAGAAACTTAAAGCAGAAGTACAGAAACTTTATGCTCAGTCCAATAAGCTAGGGGTAGATGCTGGAGATAAAGCTTCACAAGTCAATCAAATGAAGAAGATGATTG